GATCAGTCAGGTCGAAGGTCGTGACCGGCTTGTAGCCCAGCGCCATCCCCTGTGCATCCTTCCCTTGATCCTCTGCCAGTACGAGCGTACGCGGGGTGTTCTTCATCACCGCCGTGGTGATCTTCCCTTGCTCTACCTTCTGCTGCGCTTCCTGTCCTTGCGCGGTTAGCAGCGACTGCTGCGCCTTCGCTTCCTGCAGTTGCTGGCTCTTGGCTAGTGCCTGCAGAGCGATAGAGGGGGATACCCCAAGCATGCGCTGCGCTATCGCCTGCGATACCCGCAGGTTCTTATCTAGTGGATCTTCATCTGCGGGAGCATTCTGGTTGGAGTCCTGCAGGATGGTCTTCATCGCATCGGAAATCTTACGCGCCTGTACGACCCGAGGATCACCAATATTAGGATTCTGGAGTACCTGACTCAATCCATTAGCGGCGGTATTCGCTCCCTGGTTGGAGACCGCTATCGACCGCGATGCCCAGTCTCGGGAATTATCTACTGCCGTCTGGTCAGCCGCAGACACCCCTGCCTGTAGGGCATCAGGATCAGTCACATCATCAAACAGATCAGGTTGCTGTGCCATAATTAAGTCACACTTCCGAAGATATTACTCAGATTAGACATGTCTGGCGTACTATAGCCACCGCCCCAAGCGAGGTCATTAGGGATGCCGCTGGAGTCTAGGCCACTACTCACATCACCATTCGTGGAGAACCCGCCATTGGTGGCGCCGAAGCCGTTGGCATTACTCCCATTACCGCTAAATAATCCACCTATTCCCGAAGCTATGCCGCTCAAGCTGCTCGACGTGGACGGATTGCCGAGAGCATTACCTAGGAAGCTAAGGCCATTGGTCTGCTGCCCGGAGGCGACAACGCGCGAAGCGTTGTTGATAGCGTTGTTGTACTGGTTCCCTTGCTGCGTCCCCGCCCCGAGGGCTGCCTGGAAGCCAGATAGATCAATGTTGTTTAAACCTGTCGCTCCAGCTATCCCAGCATTAGCGTTCTGCTGATATGCCCCAGCAAGTTGCGCCGGAACTGCGTCAGCCGTGATCTGATTGTTCAGGTTCTGCTGTCCGTACTGGTTGCCGAGTTGGCTAATGGTGCTGTTCTGGTTAAAGATACTATTAGCGGTATTGGCATTAAGCTGGGAGGTATTATTAAATTGGCCATACGCATTTGCGAGTAGGCCATTAGCCGTTGAGAGATTGTTATTGGCAGAGTTGTTGAGTGTTGCTGCATTGGCGGTAGCCGAGTTCTGAGCGCCCATCGCTTCATTAAACGCTGTTTGCTGATTACCCATATACGCCTGTCCAAGGCCAGTAGCAAAGGCCTGGGTCTGCAGGGCACCACCAGAGGTACCGAGCTGTCCCCTGCCGAATTGAGCGTCAGCAAGCTGGCTCTCAGCCTGCGCTGTAGGCAGCGCCAGTTGCCGATTCAAACCAGCAAGCGTAGTGTTATAGGTATTGGTAAAGTCAGAGCCTGCTGTCCCTAGCTGCGTCTGTGCCGCTTGCTGCAGGTTGCCAGTCAGCGGGTTATTAAGCTGGTTCTGCCCGGCGCCGATAAGACCGAACTGACTTCCCTGCACGGCTCCCTGGAGGCCCAACTGCCCACCCAGGACTCCCTGCGTGCCTGTAGGGGCACGTTGCTGGCTTTGGCTGTTGATCGCATTCTGGATGTTAGCGGGAGCGACGCCGCCGAATGACTGCGCTATTCCCCCCTGCTGAGCAGCGAAATTCCCGGCAGCCGTATTAGCTGCCCCGAGACCCCCGCTCAGTCCAGTGGTAACTTGCCCCTTATTGATTGTGGCTGTACTATTAGGGCCAGCGAAGCTGGTATTGGTTCCTACGCCAGTGCCTGCATTAGCCAGGCTGAGAACGTTACCGTTCGCATTCGCCTGCTGCATGCCTCCTGCGGTGCCTAGGATGTTGCCTGCCGCTCCCAGGAGGGAATTACCAATCCCTAACCCAGAGCCGACATTACCTGAATTGACTGCCATATTATTAGTTCCACCATTTGCGATAGATCCAGCCGCGCCTACAGCGCCAATCCCCGCATTAATTCCATTGTATACATTTGAGTTGTTGGAGGGCGCTAACGCCCCCGAGATAGCACTACCCACTTCGTGCGTAGCCAGCTTTCCAGCGGCACTCGTGACATTAGGATTGATGCCCTCTGCATTTCCTAGTGCCCCAATCCCTGCTCCTAGCCCGCCAGTCAGGAAGCCGATCCCTCCTGCCTTGATCGGATTCTGCCCTTGCACAGCAGCCGCGAGGCCTGCCGTCGTAGCCCCGCCGACAGCCCCGCCAACAACAGAGCCAGTGGTGCCGCCAATCGCAGATCCAACCCCTGCCCCTACCGCACTACCTACTCCTGCGGTTGCTAGACCAATCGCAATCGCTGGAGCAACTTGATCTATGAAGGTGTGACTATTACGCGCCTCTTGCAGGGCCGCTTCATAGGACTGATACTTGCTCTGCGCAGCAATATTAGCTTGCTGGTTAGCTTGATCCTGCGGAGTCCCAGGAGCAGCCCCAGGATAGGGAAGCTTGTCTAGTGCCGCCCAGGTACCCTTGTCGTAGCTTCCAGTATTGAAGCCATCGGCGATCTGCTGTTGAGCGAGGGTAGAGGCATTGCCGGAAACATTTCCGTTACGGCTAGAGTCTGCCTCGCTACGAATAGCGCTCATTACTTATGCTCGATTCGGCCTAGAGCGTCTTTGATATCCTTTAGATCCTGCTTCATATCCTTCTGCCCTTGATCCAGACGGATGATCGTATCGTGATCAACCTGGACGGTTTCCTGCTTACTCTTAAGGTCGGCTACATCCTGATGGAGAGTGCCGAAGGCGAAGCAGCCAGCTAAAACGGAGGCGGCGAATGGCCACCCCTTATCAAGTACGTTGAGGAGAGGACTCATGTTATGATATCGGGTAGGTGATAGTCCAGCCCGTTCCTAATCCTTTAACGCCGGTATTTGCAAACGAGCCGCCATACGTAATGTTAGGCGAAGATCCCAGCAGCGTGGTAAATGTAATTGTGCTACCGGATACAGTGCATTCGCACGCGTAATCTATACCGTTATTATTACTGACTTTACCACAGGTAGCATTCACAGTATTGGCTGGTTGTACTGCCGAAGGCAACCCAGTCATCGTCATAGTAATGGCATTCGACGTGCCGGTGAACCCGGCAGGCGCATAGAGCGCGCAGATGCCGCCAGCGACGACGTAGTTGATCGTCCCGCTAGTACCTGCCGTAAATCCAGTAAGCGTGCCTGTGAAGGTACCAGTCGATGCTGTTAGGATCGCGGCGCCGTTGACAAACACACCCGTGGCATTAAGAGTCCCTAACCCTTTATCGCCACCCGTGGGCGAGCCTACCGTTACACCGCCGTCGCCGAAGATCGTTAGCAAAGTGCTGGCGCCAGAGGCATTGACGATCAGTAGTGCTTCGTCTGACGAGTTCGTGCCCGCTGCGATGCGTAGACCAAATGACTGCCCGGCAGTGCCAGACCCCGCTAGATTGCCGGTAAAGCTGTTGGCAATACCGAATACCGTCAGGCCTACCCCGGAGGTAGGCGCGGGAATCGAGACCGCACCCACACTGGAGATGCTCAGACGTGAGCTATTGTTCGTAACAAAGGTTACGGCTTGCGCGGTGCTGGTACCGAATTGCGTGTCATGGCTGCCGCCAAATCCGATGTAGCCGCCAGTGTTTGTGCCATCCGAGAAGGTCTGGGCAACGCCCGCCGAGCCTACCGTTAGCGCTATGGCTGCGGTCGAGGGAGAAGCGCCAGTATTAGCTACAGCCAGCGCTACACCGCTCGTGGGCTGCAGAATGGACGTACCGCCAGTAGTACCAGATATCGTAAGGCGCGCTATGCCCCCTGTGGCGTGCCCTAGATCCCCGGAGCCGTTGGAGTAGAGACCTGTACCTAATTCACCTACGAAGGTGACGCCAGGAGCCGCAGCCGAGCCAAGGTTGAAGGCTAGCGGAACTGACGAGATAGTAGAGCTATCAAACTTCGTAGCGACGGCTACGGCAATATTATTGAACTCTACGTCGTACGCGGCCCCGAAGATAGTTTTCGCCGGGTTAGTCGTGGGCAAGCTGTCTTTCGGAGTGAAGAAAGTTGTTTGAACGTAATTCGACATTATGCGGTCCTGCCGATCTTCACGGCTAGCTGAATCTGTTGTATTGAAAAGAGATTGGTAACGGTGGCGTTTAAACCAACCTGATAGTATTGTCCGCGCGCACGAGCATCGTATTTATTGATAGCAAGGGTGATGCCTCCCCCGTACTGCGATACGCCATACTGCCCTAGCCCGTACTGTGATGGAGCGCCTGTATTACCTACGTTAAACGTAGCCGTCAGTGGCGTTAGCCCAAAGTCAGTATTCCATGTCAAGGTGACTGGAGCCGCGCCGCCAGCGAACAAGATCACTTCAAAGCGCTTGAGCATCTTAAGCTTCTGCGCAACCTGCTCTCCTAGGTTGAGCCAACCTGAGAGGTACGAGAAGAGGTAGGTAGACCCTTCATCTGTATTACCGGAGTAGATGCCTATAGTTCCAGGCGTGCGAGCAATCAGTGAGACATTAGCGTGGGTAGTCTCTAGCGCAGTCGCTACCATCGTCCAGTTCGTGCAGATCCCGCACGTATCTCCAATCTCGTCCTGGTACTTACGCCTGACGTCTATACACCAGACTGTGCTGGAGTTAGGGAGACTTACGAAGACTTGCCCAAGCAAATTATTATACGTTGTCCTAATAGTCGCAGTAGTTTCATTTGCTACCTGCGCCAGGAAGTTATCTCTTACGTATTTCGTGAGATTAG